CTATATTTATAGACTATTCACCAATCAGCACGCTTTAACCAGCCTCCTATAAACACTTGCTGTCCTTTATTTTTAGCCAATTCTTGATAAAATTCTTTCATCATAATTCGTATATTAATTAATAATGCGACGCAATTTAAATCATTTACAACTGTAATAGTATTTGTACCGCATATACCATCAATCTTTAAATTAGATCCTATTCTATTACAAGATTTTTGAATAATCTTATTCGCTTCATATGCCCCCATATTAACACACGCATCAAAAACTTTAGTTGCTATGATATCGCACTTAATTTCTTCATATCGATTAGGTTCCCAAAACCCATCATAATAAATATTAATCGCATCTTGACGTGACATTTGTTTGATGTCTTTTTTTTCAAATAATGGATTCATTGATTGAGCAAAACGCAAGGAAATTCCCCAGTTAGTTGCACCTGCCGGATCATCTGGATGCTCTATGTAGCCACCCTCATGTTGCAAAACAATCTGAATAGCTTCTAAAAAACTTGACACTATAAATAACTTGGCAAATAAGATTCCAATTCGGCAATCGTATCTTTAGTATCTAGTATTGTCTGCTCCACACTTTCCATCACTTTCATCGATTCTAAATCCGTTTTTTCTGTACCAGAAAATAGGTTAATCAAAACAGTATTAGGATATTTTGGGACGCCCATCGTTTTCCATTTAATTTTACATAATTTTTTAAAGTTCTTCATGCGACAAGTTCTTGCTCTAACCATATCAACTATCAAAACATGATTAATTAAATCCCAACTATAACTATTAATATAATCCTGATTTATTGAACTCAAAACTGCTTCATCCTGCTCATCAAATGGATTAACACCGAAATAACGATTAGCTGCATCAGTTAATGCTATCCCTGGAGCTGGTGTTAATATACAAATATTATTATTTTCATCATTTCCTATTGCAATATTCATTATATTTCTCCAAAAAATTTAACACTTATTTTATCACTGTTTTCTAATGTTCCATCAGGATTCCTAGAAAATATCCTACAAACTGATGTACTAATGGTTTGATAGGTAAGATAGTTATCTAAAGATGGTCCAATAACAGAACCATTCAGACTATCAACAAAATAATCAACACTAGTAAATGGATTAATTAGTGTAATATCATATATGCCATTTGCCACACCAACTCTAGTTACTGCTGATACCTCCACGGATTTTAAAATTGTTTGTGCCGAACCACTTCCAGGTATCGTTCCGTCAAATAATATAAGTGCTTTAGCTGCAAAAGGAGATTGTAGCACTTTAGTTGGACTTACAAATGTTGAATCATCAACAGACGCTATCATCTGCGCAACTGATGCAACTACAGGTATTGGTGGAATCGCTGCATCAATAACCGATCGAACAGTAGTAGTAATAATAAATTTTCCAGCAGAAAGCTTGAATACCATCTCAATTTCTTCACCAGCAAACATATCTCCTGCAACTGGATCAGATACAAGATCTGGCAACAATACCCCTACAACCCCGATCGTTGCGGCATTAACAGTAACAGGAACACCTGTATTTGTGGCTGGTACAACAAATCTAATTCTCATCCCGTCAAAATAAGCAGAGGGTGCAGCCCGTGGCCCAATAACATTAGCTATATAAGTATTCGCCACCCCTGATGCCCCATCATAAAAGTCACCAGCAGCAGCGTAAATAGCAACCGACTCTTTTTGTTGATTTGGTGTATTACTTAATGTTTCACCACTTGATGTTATTAGATCATTAATCTCACTTTTTATATCATTTAAATCTCTTGCGTTTAAAGTCGGAGGACTATCATCAACCCATGGTACTTTTGTTGGATTTACACCCATAATTTTAACCTCTATTAATTATTGATAAATCGAATAAAACTCATTGATGGTTTCATTTTATTAAAAACACATTGCAATATATTTCCACCCCCACTTGTTGGTGTTAGTGGATTAAATTCGCCTGTGGCCTTATTGTAAGGTGGCACATCCGGCACTATATTATCCCCGAATACTTGCCATATAAAAAATGCTTTTTGGCTATGTGGTGAATCTAATGGGATGTCATATGGAGGCCAAATATCAGACGCTAATGGGACTATCTCAATATCAAATCCTAAATCGCTAGCCACTTGTTTAAAATCTTCTGCTGAAACAGCAGATAATTGAGCCAATTTCAATTCTACATTCTTTCGCCGTTGTTCGATAGTAGCATTTGCATCAACCTTAAAGCAATCGTCAGGAATCCCTACAGCACGCTCCCACTCGTTTATTAATAGAGTAGTAGTAGTTATATTGTGTTGAGCAGTTATATCAATCATAAGTTGCTCAAATCGTTTTAACTCATTGCTAAAAACTGATAATAATTTCCTGAAATTAGTGCCCTCAATATTTTTAGCTTCAAATGGTCTGCCAGTTGGAAAAAAATTAGCAGTTGCTTGTGTGTGCTCTTCTAATGTATGAGCTTTAAATAAAGCAATAGGTTCTTTTCCTTGTGACATATATAGACCTTAACTAATAGTAATAGTTCCAATAATTCCAATTTGACCTGCAAGGATTGGAGTAATTCCTGATGGCGAAACCAACGTAAAACTCTTAACAACGTCACCAGTTTTCCTATCCTCTGTGGTTGCAATTACACACTCAATACTAATTTTAGCAACAGATTCTTCGACTGATGTTTGGCTCCTAGAAAATACGTCTAAACTAGTTTCTATTGCCTCAATCATTGTTGATGTTAATGGGTCTAATCCTGTTATAATAATATTGATAGTCACTGGGACTGGTCCAGAAACTAAAAACGCATCAGATGGCATCATTGCAGGCAATCCACCGGTAATATTGACATCCAGTAAATTATCTTTTAATTGTTTTTCTTCTTCTGATGATGGAATGATATCGTCATCATCATCACGCGTGAAAAACAACTCAATAGTTCCTGCCGTTTCATCAGTAGCCTCAGTAATAAAAACACGGGTAACACCAGGTGTTTTTTTAGCTTCTCGCTCTATAAATGCAGGATTCCACAAAGCTGCTGGGTTTTGGAATGCAAATTGAATTCTTGCATTAAATTCGTCATCTGTTTCAATATCTGTTCCACCAGCAATTTCTCCGAATTGAACATTGGCAGTGCCATCCACACCTGCAATTGGCGCTGAAAAAGTTAATTCAATACCTCCCGCTAAGTTAGTTTGTTGACCTGTCTCTACTGATTTAATATCAAGGCTAGCAGAATCTACAGAAACTAATATAAAACCAGTGGCAGGCGTCACAGGAAGCCCAGCGATAACATATGTAAATTCTGTATTGCTAATAACTGTTATAGTTTGCAAACCATTATATTCAACCTGATCAGCATCTTCAATTGTGACTTGCATACCACTTGCAAAATTATGATCTGATACTGTGGTTGCTGTGACAATTTGTCCGTTTCTGATAAGAGATGATACCGATAATGCAACCGTTCCTATTGTCGCGATCTGTTGTGTTTCATAGACGCTGCCATCAACACTCGTTAATTGAGTAGCCAACGGTATTTCACTTCCGGGTACGCCTGTGGCTGTGACAAATCCCTCTGCTGATGTTGCAGGATTCTTTTGAATCTTTTTGTAAACTCCCCATCTCGCTAAGAATGTTCCGGTTGCTGTATCTGGAAGCATCTCATCTATTATCAAATCCGCTTGCGCATACAATTCTGCAATACGACCAGATATTGAGTCTATTACTGCAAATTCAAAGTTAGCCGGAATTGATGGATTTATATTAGGTAACGTCGATACAAAATCCGCATTCATTCTATCGCGAATTTCTTTTCGTGTAGGTGTTATTTCAAGTCGTTGTTCAGACATATCATGCCGCCTTTAAACTAGAGAATTCTAAAGTATTCTCCCACAAATTAAAAAATGACGTACCAACAACATCACCACTGCGTTCCATTTGAATAGTAATAGCGATGCCGTCTCTGCTTCTTTCTCCAGACACTACAATATTTTGTAACAACTGATCATCAACAAACCAATCAAACGCTTGTTTTGTATAGTTTACTGCCAAACTTAATGTTAGATCAGTATTCCTGGATTGTTCCAATAGCCATAGTTTTGATCCAATCTCGAACCCTTCAATATCAGATAACTCATTTCCCCACCAACCACGCCTTAGTTCATTGATAGGTTGTTCAGTGGCATTAGCTCGTCTTTCCGCAAAAAAAGTTATTAATATTGCAGTATCAAATGTATCAGTTTGTTTGAATTGACCATTCTCTATGACCAAGTCATAAATCCCGTCTTCATTCAATTCAATCGCTAAATCTAATAATTTTGTCATTATTAATCCCAACTATTATTACTAATTAATAGAAAATTAGTAGTTAATTAGTAGTTAATTAGTACTTGAATTAGGTGATCCGCTTGTAATAACTCCACCACTCACAGTATCACCAAAACGCGCAATTGGTCGTCCACCCACACCCCCTAAATCAACTGAACCTTGACCTATCAAATCACCTGTTATTTCCATATTACCGTTTATAATAACGTTGGGTGCTGTAATATTGATGTCATTAGGTGATGTTATATTAATATTTCCATCAACTGTTAAATCCATATCGCCTTTAATTATAGCATTAAGTTTGCCATCTTCCAAAAAAAATAACAGACTGCCGGTCAATGGATTACCAAAAAAAGTTTCTCCGGGCTTCAATCCCTTTTTACGTTTATCTGGTGCAGTTGCAATAGACACACGATTCGATTCATCAGCACCAACCGAAATCGTTAAACATAATGAATCAGTGGGCGCCACTCCACCCGTTCCATACTGCCAAACAATAGTGGTTCTGGCAACACGATCAAGATATTCAATTTGAGCAACCGGATGATCCTCTTGATCAGATCCAGGATTAGTAATCCTTGACCATTTCATAAGATTAAGGATTTTGTTTTTTAATTCTTCTATTAAGTCTATTAATTGTTTCATAATAATCCTATTTACTCGGTTCAATTCCTTCTGCTCGCAACAACGCATCCAATTGTTCATCGGTCGGGGTTATTACCCCTCCTTTTGTACTCGATTTTTGTTGCTTCCCAGGTTCATTCGCTTGCAATTTATATGCGTCCTGAGTAATTAATGATAAATCAGTTGTGCTACCAGTAGATAATGATTGTTTATATGTAACATTATTTATTAGCATTATAGCATTTAAATCAGCCAAAGCATCAATTACCCGGATTAATGTATTAGGTGTCCATGTGTCACCTGACGCCATACTATGTTTGCTAACCACACAAGTATATGTATAACTGCGTGAACGTCGTATATTTTGCTCCCAAATAGCACGTTTTGTTAAAGTTTCCTGATCGTAAGTTCGATCTGCTTTTATATGAAGAACTTTAGTAAAACGAACTGATGCATCGATACTTTCACCTTTTAAACTTGTTATTTTTTTAGTATCAACACCTGATCCAGCACCTAATGCTGACGGGTTTTGTTGTGAAAATATAACATATTTTCCAAATCTATCTTTGTGATTAAGTGACCATTGAGCAGATATAATATTTGATTCACCGTTTTTATTCACGATTCTGTCATCAATAACATCATTTGATGATCGAATAATTGTTATATTCCCTAACCCATCAGTACTTAAAAATACCTGACGTTTCTTAGCTAATGATTCGATAAAATCAAAAAGTTTTGATCCAATTGCGGGAGATTCTATATCAGTTTTAGAGAAATTCTTTAACCCACCGACCAAATCAATCACATCCATGTTGTTAATATCGTTTGTTTCAAGCGTTTTTTTTATAATATCACGTAATGATATATCACCCGCAAATTCTGGCTTACTACCGATTGTGGCGATGATAGCATCATGAGTTCTATCTGCTCCTTGTATTGTCAATATATGATTTTCTTTTGTATATGAAGATGAAATTGCGTCTATAAATCCCGTTAAAATAGTTTGATCATCAACTATTATTTTACATGGTTCTTCTATTTTTATAGGCAAAGGAAATGCATCACTCGAATTAAAAAACACCTTGTCGAAATCAGTCGCTAAATCTCCTGTTCCTGGATTAACAGTTAATGTCGCAAATTTAAATGTACCGCTTAGCGTATCCATTGCACTTTCTATTTCTATATTAGAAAAATTAGTATATTGGATGCCGTTGACTTCTAAGACTATCATTGCGTCAACACATCAATTTCACCCGACACGAACGAAATATCAGTAAGATTATTAATGTCTATTATATTATCAAATTGATCTAAATTTCCATATTGTTGATACGTTATAATAGTCGCAGGTTGTGTTTTAGTTTCGACGGTTTGAATTTTAAAAGCAACTTTTTCGCTTTCATCCAAGAATGACCTGACTGTTGCTCTTAGAATATTAATATCATTAATGACATCATTGTTTAAAATAGGAGACTCAATAATATTAAAATATTGCTCATCTAATAATTCTCTTAACGTTTGAACATCTAACACAGTAACGAACTCGACTAACGGTGCTGCTCTATATGAACTAATCAATGCCATTGCTTGAATAGTGTCGTTTACATCTTGTCGATTTTCCTTTATTTCTTGTTGCGCTTTAGTTAAAAGAGAATCTCCGCGAGGTAAAATAGCAATATCTGTATCGCCAAAACTTGATAATTGATTGGCAAGTTGAACACGCTCACTGCCATTATTTCCTAAATCGTCTAAACCATTTATCAGTTGATTAATCCTTTCGCCATACAATGACGCGTTGCCTACCAGTGTCAAACGTCCGTCAACTGTAGTCTTTAAAAGGTCGAAAAAACTATCATTAGCACGATTGTCTTCCGCTCTGAATTTAAGAGCAGCTGTATTAAACCCCCTAACTACCTGATCAATTTTACTTAAAGAATCAAGATATGATGCGGGTATATTTGAACTAACATTATACGAACCAGAAAATAAAGCCACTAACTTATCTAAAATTCCATTAGCCTTTGTGTTGGCCTCAGACGCACTAGAACCACCTCTGCGAGGCGCTACTATATCTTGTGCTACGATAAACTTTAATTCAAAACGTGCGCGTCCTAGCTCTCCTGTCGTCTCAACCATGGTATACGGCTCAGCAGTTACTGTCAGTATTCCTAGGGTCGGATGAGACAGTTGTCCTGATCCAGCAGATTTTAATGCTGTAATTAATCTATCGCGATCTTGAAAATAATTATCTCCACCGATAAATCCCGTCATTGAGATAGTATCGTTAAGCAAGCCTAAATCCTCAACTACACGCTGATTAGAATTAACGAACTCTTGCGTTACTATTTTACGACCCGCTGTAACACTGTTTGATTCAAATAGAAATGTAGCTCCTTTATAACTTGCTTGTAATAGTTTGCTAAAGATCATGTTGTCACCATGTTTTGGCCACGATTAAACTCAACGTCTCCTGATGATTTCACTTGAACTGATTGCACATTTTGACCCTTGTCTTTTATATCCATCGTTATATCTAATTTTGACTTCGACGTTGTTGCTTGTGTGAATGGTTTTTGGAATGCTAATGATGGAACATCTCTTGACGCCGAATCTAATAACGCGTTTGATGCCGGCCTTAATGTTGTACCTAACCCAAGAAGTTGAGATAATAAATCCCCCGCTCCTCCTTTGCTACCAGCTCCAAATATTGTGGCTCTTGTAAACTTAGATGCAATTGGACCTGTTATACCTCCGTCTTTTCCGCCGATTCCTAAAAATTTACCTAATGATTTAAAACTTCCTGTCAAACCACTTACTTTTCCTATTAACGAAATGAATGATTGAAAACTTGAAATCAACTTATCTAACGCCGATTCTAACCCATCAATTGGCTTTTTTATAATGTCTAATACTTTTGCGAATTTTTTAAACCCATTTGTTCCTGTAATAATATCGATAACCCCAGATATTCTATTGCCGATAGATTCAAATTTGTTTTTAAATGAGACCCACACATCAGTAACAACTCTGACAACATCCATTGTTTCACGTTTGAATCTATCAAAATTTGCAATTACAAAAGCAATAGCGCCTACAATTGCAATAAGTGCTATAACGATAGGGTTTGCAGCCAAGAACGTAAGCGCTACACTAACCGATCTAATTAATGGAACCATTAAACCTAAACTTATTAATATAAGAGGTATGACAGCAGCAATTGCACCTAATTGAACAATGGCTTTTTTGACAGGTGGCGATAGTTTTTGAAATCCTATAGATAATTTAGATATAGACTTATTAAATGGCCTTAAGAATCTTAGCAAAACAAAACCAACACTTTCTGATGCATCGCCTAAATCATTTAATGCTTGTTTCATAACGCCGATATCAGTTTCTGCTAAGCTTTTTGCTGTTCCACCAAATATTAATTTAAACTTCTTCAATACAATTTGTTGTGCATCAAATAATCTGTTTGATTCCACTAATGTTTTAATTAAATCTTTTTGTTTCTTGCTAAATATAACACCCGAACGTGCCAATAAACCCAATTGTCCAACCGGATCAGCCAATGCTTTTCCTAACTGAGAAACAGCACCTGACACACTAATTCCCTTTTTTGCAGCCAAATCTAAACTTGCAGCAAGCGCACCAGTAAAAATTTTTGCGCTTTTGGCAATACTTGTAAATGTTAAAAGTTGGGCTATGCCTCCTTGTAATATATCCTCATCACCAAAAGTAGAAACACTTTGCAATTGACTTGCCATTGCTTTTAACTGTTCAGTACTCAATGCAGATTGTCCACCTAATGCTTTCACGCCTGCTGCAACATTCGCTTCTGCTTTTTGTTGGATACCAGCCGCACGAATGGATGCAATACCCACAGCAGCAAGAGGCGCTGTAATACGCAATGCTAGTGATTTCCCAATTTGACCAGCGCGCTCTGCTGCTATTTTAAATCGGGCAGATAGTTTTGTAACCGCACGTGAACTTGCTTCAACTTTTGCTGGCATTTTTCCTAATTGTGAATTGAGTTTTTGAACGGGAATTGTTGCAGATTCTAATCTGTTAAAAGACGTACTAATTGTCGCTACAGATTTAGTTGTAGAACGCGCAGCTTTATTAACTGCATCCATAGCACGCCGCACCTGTTTCGCTACAGGACTAAATTGATCTAATGCTTTAAAAATATATGATATATTAAATGACATTTAATGCCCTTTTTTTATAGCTCTAGATTCTTCGTGATCTATTTTTGTAGCCCATTTTTGTAATTTAAAAAGTTCTGTTAATGGAAGATTCCAAGCTTCTTTATAACTCAACCCTCCCTTATAAACCCGCATTAGATTACATATCAAATATTGTATTTTTTCTAATTGTTCTTCATAATGGAAGGAATCAAAAAATTTTCCACATATTCACCTAATATGTTATCTATATCATCGCCACACAGTTTGTCATATAAATCTGGAATTAATTCAATATCTGTGCCATTTATTTTTGCAATACCTGTTTTTAGCAATCGTTTAAATGAATTGAAATATTCATTAACATCAATACTTGATCCATATATCATTAGCAACACTATCTCGCTATTAATTTTTCCTTTTTTTTCGTCATCATTATTATCAGTTGATTGCTTAGATGAAACTTCAATTATACCGCGCATAATAAATTGCTTTAATTGCCTAGAATGTTGCAATTGATTAGCAGATGGAGAAGATAAAACAAGATAATCTATCTCATCTTGCTTACCGTTATTTGCAAATTTAACGGGATTAATTAATTTATAAGTAAAATCGGTAATATACATAAATTTCTCAAATTGTATCTATAAATAGTATTATATAATTACTATCTATAGATGTTATTAAATAGCTGGGGCAGTTTTCCATTCCAATTCAATTTCAGAATCAGCACCTAGACCAACTTCAACATCATTTGTGAGTACGGCGTCTTGAAAAGAACGACTAAATGTCAATGGTGCTAATTGATTTTGTCCATCAATTTCTATTACATTATCACCATCACGAGATTTCCAAGCTCTAACTAGCTCAGCATTTGTATTGGTATTTTTTACACTAAATTTTACGGTTGAAAAAAATGTTGACACGTCACGCACAACGACCATTTGAACCGCATTACCGCCTGCGCTTTCAGGGATATTATCTGACTCCCCAAATCCATCAGTATATGTTGCTGAGTTTCCTATAATCGGCACAGTCAGATCGTTTACTTTAATTGACGGTGCTGTTATTGCGCATTCTGCCATGTCTTACTCCCTAATTTGTGGAAAACGTGATAATAATAGAACCACGGATTGTCCTTAATTGACTAACAATTTGTGGTTCCATTTGTATCTCAACTAGACCCTCTTCAACTTTTAGATCGACAACCAAATTATTAATAAAGAAATCTCTCGCCTCATTGCCTGCTTCAACCAGAACGCCTTCTAAATTCTTATAAAAAGATATCTGTTTCGTTCTAATAGAATTTTCATTGGCTATAGAAAATCCAGCCACTAAATCACCGCTGGTCAATCTAGTTTGAGCAAAGGCAGCTCTATTATTTAATACATAAAACTCACGAATGACAGATGAGGTGTCAACATGGTTCAGGAATCTAAATGTAGTTTCAGGATTTCCTGCTAAATCTGTCTTGCGAGTTGTCAATATTTCGTCCATTATAATTTCAGTACGTGTATTATTATTACCAAGAACAGACATGCCATTATCAATATCTGTCAATTGATCTATTTCTTCACGCGTGAATTCATGTTTTTGATCTATTAATGGCAAACCAAAAACTGGTGTATTGAAGTATGGTAAAGATGC